CTTTAGATAACAATTCATTTTCTGCATCGTCATTATCGTAATCAACTTCACTTTCATCAATTAAAAGCCATTTATCATTAGGTGTTTCACCTAAAGAAATTAAAGCATCTGCAACTGAATCATCTGAACTATTTTCACTTAAACAACAAGTATGAGCTGAAAGTTGCGTTCCCGTTTCTTCTGCAACTTGTTCCGAAGTTTGTGCGTTTTCTAAATCGGTAAACTCTAAAGGTTGTATTGTTTTAAAGTATAATTTCAATTTAATATTATTAACCGCTAAAATAGTATCTAACGCTTCAATGATTTCAATCTGATAAGGTTTGATTACTAAATTATCATAAAGTAAAGTTGCAGTTTTAATTTCGTCTGCATTGTTAGAAAATCCACTACCTGAATCACGAACTCCTAAAAGCATCGGACTTGTTACTCTATGCCCTACAACTAATTTTTCAAAACATTCTTTAGCCAAATACTCGTAATGTTGCGGTGCATCGTTTAATGGTATATCAGTTACTTCCGTTGCATTTTCTTTACTACTATTAAAAGATACAATTACCTTTTGACCTTTTGCACCCGTTAATTTTCTTTTTACATCAGCTGATATTTCTTCTCTTTTTTCTTCAGGCGGTATATTGTTATTAAAATTTACAACTTTAGTACCACTAAACCCATTCATTACATCGTTAATCAAATAGTCTGATATTTCTTCTTCTAACTTTGCATAAGGTAACGCACCTGAATAATCAATCGGTGTGTAATAGTGATAACCGCTTACGTATGGTCTTATAATATAAAGTTCAACTTCTTTTTTATTTCCAAAACCAAAAGCAGGAATACGTTTAATCTCATCACTCGGTTTTTTCTTTGCCCAATCAGGATGATAATACCACGCTTCTATTTCGCCTTTATCGTTGCATTTTTCAGCACGTAAAGTATGCATAGGAAAATGTTCAATAAATTTTACTTCGCCCTTTTCATAAACAACTTGCATAGCAGCCATTCCTAAAAGTTTTCGCTCTAAAGCAACTTTCTTTAATGCGTTTGGCTTTATAATAGAAATCATTTTAGCGTACTCATCAGGTTTTTTATTAGCGTCTAATGCTGATATACCTTTTCCATAAATCATATTACTACAACCCGTAATAATAGCGTTATTTGTGGTGCTATATAAATATCTATCAATTAAAAATTGAAAGTAGTTATTGTCTGCTCCATATTCCACAAAATCACCTTTTTTACTTTCGTTTATTTGCGGACTTGTATAAGCACTTAAATTTAATACATACATAATTATTCAAATATTTTATATTCGTTTGTTGTCACGTGTTCAGCGTAAGCATCTTTATTGATACTATACGTTTGTAAATTTTGATTAGTACAAAATATCTTATCTCTATAAACTATATCATCGTTCCTTGTTGAATCTTTAATTGTTAGAGTATAATATTTACTTTCTTTAATTGGAAAAATAACAGAAGTAGTAACAAAATATTTATCAATTGAAAAAACTGCTTCAATTTCAGTTTCAATATTTGTTTCTTCATCTCGCAAAACAATAGTATCCGCACTACTACCATAGATAATAGCGTTTAGTGTTTGTGCGGTTTCTTGCTCTCTTAAAATAATCATATTACTTATTTATTTAAAAACAACAATTTAACATTTCTGTTAATATAAAAAAAAAGCGTACCGATTAAGATACGCTTTTTAAATTCAAAACTATGAAAAATTAAGAACCTGAAACTACTGTAAATCCTGCAGCCGTTAAAGTGTCACCGATAAAGTTAGCAGGTACTTGTTCTTGACCTGTAAGCGTTAATGTATAACCGCTTAAGTCACCCATTGCTGCCCCCGTAACAATTGTACCACCTGTAACCTCGCATCCGTGTTTTAAACCTGCGTAAAAGAAGTTTCCGTTGTTATCTTCTACGATAACTTGCGGTCTTCCATAAGCCATAAGTTTTAATTCTTTATGGTCTTTAACTGTTAATTTCTTAAAAGTTAATTCTAAAACTTGTTCGTAAAATGTAGTTCCGTTTTCACGTGAACTATTAATATTTTGAGTAAAGGTACTCGCACCTTTTAACTCATATTTGTAAGCAGTTGGAGTACCTGCTACCGCATCGATAACATCCGTATTTGTAGCGTCGTAAGTGTATCCCGTTGCATCTCCGTAATTAACGAAGTAAACGTTTTTAAGACCACCTACTGAATCCTTACAAACTTCTAATCTTCCTAATGATAAATCACAAGCCATATTATTTATGTTTTATAAAAAAAGGGAAGGCATTTTACCTCCCCTTTTTAAGTTAATATTTAATTAATTACGCTGGAGTATATAATACGATTTCAGAACCGATACCATATTGAACCGCTGCAGTAAATCTCATAATTACATTTACTGTTTGTGCTCCCGTTACTTCTGCTTGGTCAATTACTCTTACTTCGTTTTGGTCTGATAATAAACCTGTACCAAAGTATAAGTTTGATTTTTGAGCAGCCATCATATAGTTAGAAGCTAATCCGTTTGCAACAAAGATTTTAACACCATCAAAAGATAATGAACCATTGTTAAACCATTGTGTACCCATTGCGTTAGTTCCGTTTGCTCCTAAACCTGACGCTCCGAAGCCACCTAAAGCTCTAACGTATGCACGTGCAACATTTTGAGAAACGTAGATATATAAATCTTCTTTTCCGTAAAGTGCAGCAGGAATAGCGTCAACTACTTTTCCTAATTCTGTGATAACATTTGCAGCAGTAACAGTCGTACCTACCACATCAACAACAGTTGCATCAGCAGTTGCTAAAGGAACGAATCCGTTAAATTCTCCTGCGTTTGCAGTTGCACCTCTCCAAATGTTAGTTTCCATTTTTTCAGCAACTTTAGCCGCAACGTGTCCGATTAAGAAATCAGCAAATGATTTTGGTAAAGTGTCAAAAGCAGACATTCCCATTTCAATCGATTGCCATGTACTTCTGAAATCTTTTTTACATAATTCAAGGTTAACTTGAAACTCCTCAGGAGTGATTACTCTTTCTGTAATTGTTACAGTTGAAGTAGGATCAAAAGCACAAGTAGCATCTTTTACAATTGCATCCGTAGCAATTCTATTGATAACTGATTTATACTTTACGTTTGGCATTACTTCGATACCACCATTTTCAATAGTAGTAGCCGATAATAATGCAGCAGATATGTATTTCTTTGAAAACTCACCTGCATAGGTTGTTGTGATACTTGTTGTAGTAGCCATTTTTTTTATTTAATTAATTTGCGATTTTACTCATTACTCTGTCGAAAGTTGTCATTTCTCTACCTTGTGAGAAAAGGATTTTTTCAACGTTTTGTTTAGCATCAGGATTGTGTGTTAAAGGTTCAGCTGATAATTCAACTACTTCTTTAACTTCCGTTTGTTTTGCTAATTCTGTTTTTAAAGATTCAATTTCAGCTTTTAAATCTTCAATTTCTTTTGAAAAATGTGATTCTCTTACTGTTGATTCAATTACCTTTTTAGGTGCAGTAGGTTCAGCAGCTTGTTCAACTTCTACCTCTACTTCAGGAGTTTCCTCTTGTGTAGGTGTAGCTTCTTTGATTTCAGCAATTTCACCCTCAACTGCAACAACTAAAATCATTCCGTTATCAAGAATATACTCACCTACTGGCAAGGCAACTCTATCTTCACCATTAACTATAAACACTGGTTGCCCTGCTTCAAAGATTTCAGCTTCGATAACAGTCCCATTGTCTAAAGTCATTTGCTCTAATTGGACATGCATCCCTAAAAGCTTTTTGATTTCTGTTAGTACGTTTGACATATTAATAATATTTATTTAAAAACAAGGTTTGTTTAATGTTGTTGTATTTTTTAGAACTCTGCAACTCTATCAATAGCATCGCTTGTCATTTGCCAAGCCTTATTGATTTCATTATAGTTTGGTATTGCATTTGGATTTATACCTAACTCTTTTGCTTTTGCTTCAATATTATTAATCAATTTTGCTTGTGTTGCTAAAACGCTTTTAGCACCATTGCTTTCTGTTTGCATTGCTTTATAAGACGTTTCATAATTACTAATTGATTTTTTTACCGATTCAGTAGCGGATTGTAAAAAAGTAGTTCCTGCTTTTAAGTCATCAGCTAAAGCTAATTCAATTTTGTGCGTTCCTAATTCAGTTTTAGGAAATAATTTTCCAAATACGTTTTTTTCTTGTGGTGTCATTGTTTATCCGTTTATTCTTGTTATTGTTCTTACTCCGTTTTCTTCTGTAATGGTTACGTTATCAACTCCGCTTGTTTTACCAATGCCTTGATTTTGTAAATCACCATTGCAACATTCTTTACTATAAGTGTTGTCATCACATAGACAACCACGCTTACCGCCTTTAGGGCTTGTTTTACTTTTTGTTTTCGTGCTCATTTATTAATTGTTTTAATTGTTCTATAATTGTTTCTTGTTTACTTAATTGCTTTTTTTCTTCTAACTTATCAGCAAAATAACCCTCTAAAGAAAATCCTTTTACTTTACCTGTTTTAACATAGTCATTCCAAATACCATCATCTTCAACTTTTACCGAAGCCATCCAAGTACCAATAGGAACACTTAAATTGTAAATTACGGACTTATCCTTTGCGTTATCTTCTACAATCCAACTTTCAACAACTGTCAATCCTTTTATTTCTTTTCCGTGTTCTAAAGTCCAATTGTTCTGATTACCATTTTTAAAGAATAATTGACTTGCTTTGTTAACGGTATCTTTTGAAAAGTATATGTAGTATTCATCTTCACCATTGCGTCTGTAAATTGGTTTTTCAGGAATTAAAACCGCACCCATCAAAATACGTTTTTCTTTACTTACTTCCGCAAGTTTTATTTCTTCTGACTTTAACGCTACGAAATTAGACTCGATTGCAGGGGTTTCTACTACTGAAATAGCATCTACTCCGCTCAATTCGTCTTTATCGTCGATAATTAATTCGATTAAATTCATTTTTTTTCTTTATTTAAAAACAACAATTAATATTTTTTGTTATATTTGTACTTCGCTACAGCAATAAGATATTTAATCCCTGACATTTGTAGCGAGTGTTGGGGATTTTTTAAAACAATTTATTATGAAAAAAGTATTGTTAATTTTAGGATTGTCTATTTCGTTATTTTCTTGTAATGATTATCAAAGACAACAAAACCAATTAGATGCAGAAAGTGATGGTAAATCTATTTTACTAAAAGCAGAAAGTGAAAAGAAAGCCGACATTGAACAAGCAAAAGCAAATTATGAAAGTGCTAAACTTGATGCTTTGACAAGAATTGAAAAAGCAAAGTCAGAAAGTCAAGCTATTTTATTAAAAGCAGAAAGTCAAGCAAAAGCGAATAGATTGTTAAATGAATCTATTACGCCTGAAATTTTAGAATTTAATAAAATTAATCGTTGGAATGGAAAACTACCAACTACTACTTTAGGTAATCAAGGTTCAATTATAAATTTAAAATAATGAAAATACTTGTCTTTACATTAGTAGGTATTCCTTTATTGATTGTTTTTTATTTAGGAATAATTCGTTTAATAAAAGAGTTTTTTAAAAAATAATTTATTATATTTGTGCTTTGATTTTTTCATAGTTTAAATTTTTTAGTTATTAAAGCCACCCTTAACGGATGGCTTTTTTGTTTTAAGTCTATAACCTTAATTTTTATTTTTATTTTAAGGATATAACCTTATCCTAAACTTGCGTTTTGTACTATGTTTCTATCTAAACTTTGTGCAGTTGTTACATTGTTTGCAACTACATACGCCTGAACAGGTTGCTGATTTCCTAACGTTTGAGCAATTTGATTTACTCCACTATTACCTACAACGTTGAAACTCGGGGGAGCAGGAGGAGTTCCACCGCCACTTGGGGCAGAAGCACCGCCACCACCTTTTGGAGTCTTTACAGATAATATTTTTTTAATATTTAATAAACCCCCTGCAACAGCAATACCTGCATAAACAGCTCCTAAAGCAGGAGATGCTACGGTAGGAACAGGTAAAAACGCTGATTCATAAGCCTTTTGTGCTGTACTATAAGTTGAAATAGCAGTTGACGCTACTGCAAAAGCCTTTCCTGCAGCTGTACTTTCTCCTGCTAATGCGCTCATATTTTGTAAAGCATTTCCTATTCCTGCTAATTGTTGTTCTTTAGATTGTTTTTCTAATTCTCCAATTTGTATTCTTGCATCTGAATATTGTTTTTCAATAGCGTTTCTTTGTTCTTCTGTTAATGTTTTATCATTAAGTAATGCGTTTTCTCTTTCTGTTAAAAAAGCTCTTTTCTCATCAAAACTTAAAGCATCAAATTCTTTGTTTAATTCAAATTCTTTTAATCTATTCTCTTGGTCTTTTATTTTTTTATCTTCGGCTTCTTTTAACTTATCTTCTTTTTCTTTGTCTTTAACTTTTTTCTCTTCTTCCTGTTGTTTTAAAAGAATTCCGTTTCTTTCGTTTAAATATTTTATTTCAAGTTCATTAGTATCGATTTTATTTTTTTCTAAAAGTGCTTTTTCTTTTTTAAATTTTTCTTCTAATAATTCGAGTTCAGTTTTACCAGCATTTGCATTTTGAATTTTTGCGTCTTCTGCTATTTTCTTTGCATCTTCGTATTGCTTTTTTTGGTCATCAATTTCCTTTTGTCTACGCTCTTTATCTTTTGCTGATTTATCTTTTGCACTTGAAGTTTCAGCGGTTTTTATTTCAACTAAATGTCTATTTTGAATATCAGCTTTTTCATCAAGTGCTTTTTTAACATCTTGGTTTTGTTTGTTGTATTGCTTAACAGCTTCGTTTCTATTTTCAATTTGCTTTTTAATAACATCATCATCAGCACCTGATGCTCTTAAACTTGCTAAAATATTTTGCTCTTTTTCATAAGTGTTTTCAGCTATTGCTCTTTGTGATTTCTCGTAAGCTATTTTTTCATCAGCTAATTTTAATTCAAGTTTACGAATAGCTTCTACACTCATTCCGCTTGCTTTTGCCATAGCTAATTCTTGCTTTTGCTTTTTATCAAATGCATCTGAATTACTTTCTAAAGTCTTACTTTGCTTTTCAAGTGCAACTCTATTTAATTCAACAGCTGCAGCGTTTGCTTTAGCAGCCTTTGAATTTTCCATAAAGTAATTGGTTAAAGCTACACCC